TTGGCATCCTTGCCTTCCTTCACGGCACGGCTGGCGAGCTCGCGGCCTCCGTGCTTGGCGTATTTCTCGCCGATTTCCAGCATCTCGTTAACGCGCGTGAGCGCGGCCTGCTCGCCGGCGGCGCGCAGTGCGGTTTCGTCGACCGGCTTGTTGGCAGGATTGGTCGGTTCGGTCATGGTCTTGATCTCCGTTTTGGCCGGCGGTTCGCCGGCGGATGGAATGGGTTCGCTGCGCCCGACGCCCACCGTGGCGTCGGCCGGGATGCTGACGATGGAAATCTCCAGCGGCTCCCAGTCGGTGGCGCGGTAGGTCGGGTTCTTGCTCTCGGGGTCGTCCACCTCCACCTTGTGGATGCGGTAACCGACCGAGACGTGCTTGCGGATTCCGTCCACGAGGTCGCGGAAGATTTCATCGGCTCGCGCGCTTTTGCCAAAGCGCACTACGGCACGACCTTTCCGGTCGCTGTCGATGCTCACTTCCTCGACCACGCCAACGTGGTCCGCGGGGTCGTGGTCCACCAGCACCGCGCCGCCGCCCTGCATGCGGCCGAGGCGGACGGACGACGGCTGGTGATCCAGGATTTCGGTGCCGAACCAGCGTTCCACCGGCGCCTCGCTGGAAAACGCCAGGCTCACGGTGCGCGCCTCTTCGTTCACGGCGGCGCGCTCGAAGGTGATGGCGCGATACAGCGTTTCCGCGCGCAGGTCGCGCGCCGTATCCGGCGGCTTGCGGGCCGCATTCGATTGGCTCATGGTGTCTCCTTGTTGTCCGGTTCGTCGGGTGGATCGTTGTCCGGCGGCGCCGGCAGTGCGGCGGGTCCGAGTGTGATGCCCAGCTCGTCGGCCAGTTGTTCCTCGGCGGCGAGATCGGCGAACACGTCTTCGATGTCGCCGCCCATTTCCGCAATCACCTGGCGGCGGCTCTTGAGTCCGTTGTTGATGGCGTCGATGTTGGCCTTGACGTCCTTGAGCGGATCCACCCACGCCCAGCGGCGCGGCTGCCAGCTCGGTTGCGCAAATTTGTCGATCTTCGACGCCGGCAGGCTGGTGGCGCCGGACAGCAGCAGACGCTCGATCCAGTCGCCATAGACGGTTTCCAGAAAGCCGTCGGCCATCCACGCCTGCAGCGTCATCCAGGCGTCGCGCTCGTCGAGCACGCCCTGGCGGATGCTGCTGTAGTTCACGCCCTCGAGATCGGATGCGAGCGAGTTGTACGACACACCTAGACCGGATGCGACACCGCGCAGACAGGCCTTGACGAACGGATCGTAGGCGGCGTCCGGATAGTTCGGGTCGAAGGATGAGAACTTGTAGCCGGGCGGAAGCATGCCGATATGGCCCGGCTCCACGTCGTCGTACACCTCGCCGGTCGCCGGGTCCTTGTCGGTCCCCATCGGTCCCGGATCGCCATCGGGGCTTTCGTAGAAGCCCATTTTTGAAGCGCCGATACGGAAGGCGATGACCGCGGCCTCCTCGCCGGCCCCCAGCATCTTGAGCCGCAGCATCGCGGCGTGCATCCACGGAATGCCGCGCACCTGTTCGGGGCGGTCGGCAAGAAAATCGTGAATCATCTCCCCGGCCGGGATGCGTTCCCGGTCGGCGACCCCGCTCAGGGCGTTGCGGAAATCGCCGGGGTGGCGGTTGAGCACGTGGTAGGCCACAGCCCTTCCCTCGGGGCTGAGTTCCACGCCCATGCGGATCTTGTTGCCGCCGGGCAAGTCGTCGTTGTACTGGTCGTCCAGCCGATCAGTATCGAGGAATTGCAGCGCGTAGCCGTGCGGCGCGTGGCGCGTGCCGGACAGGCGCCGGATCAGCACCTCGCCGTCGCGCGCCACGGTACGGATGTAGAGACGCTGAAAGGCGGCGAACGACAGCCGTCCGGTGATCTCGCAAATCCCGCGCTTGCCCCAGCGCGCCCATTCGCGTTCGATGATGGCGTTGGCCGCGCGGTCCGGCACCGGGACCATGGCGCCGCTGGCGTCGCGGCGGTAATCCATCGCTCGGTTCTGGAGGGCGATGCCGTTCGGGCCGACCACGTTGTTCTCGACCATCTGCAGGAAGCGCTTGGCGTGCGCGTCGTTGCGGGCGAGCTCGCGCGAACGCGCACGCAGCGACCGCAGGCTGCGGAATATCTCTTCGTTGGCCGAGAGCGAAAAACTCGACCACGAAGCCGTGAGCCGCGACAGTTGCGCGGCGGCGTAATCCGCCGAACGCTTCGGCACATACCCCAGGCGCCGCGCCACACGGTCGATCAGGCGCATGCCTCAGAGCCTCACCAGCACGCGGCCGCCGCCGGAAAGTCCGCGGGCAATACGATCCGCCCGTTCCTCGGACGCGACCTCGGACTTGTACCGGTCGCGGAACACCAGCAGCTCCTGGATCGGCATGCGCTTGAGGCTCCGGCCGGCGATGCTGTATTCCTGCTGATCCACGGTGGCGCGGTTTTCGAGCACCGCCTCGATGGCGTCCAGCACCTTGCGCGCGTGGCTGCGCGGGTCGGCGGCGGAGCTGTCGCGGTTGGCGACGAGCTCCACCGTGCCGGTGCCGATGAGCACGCGCTCGGAATCCGCGCTGCGGATGATGTACGCCTGCCACACGTAGCGGCCGGCGGTGTGGACGGCGGTGGTGGCGCTGGGCACCTCCACCAGATAATCGCTGCCCGATTCGCCGGCGGTGATTTCGATCTCCGCGCCGGTGTCGTGGCGGCGCAGCACGTACTTGAGGCTGTAGCTGGCCGGCGGGTAGTCCGTGCCGAGGTCGGTGCGCTTCCACGCCCAGCGGTCGCCGATGGTGAGCTGGGTCGGCTCGGTTTGCGGGTAATTGGCGCTGTCGAACGCATTACCCATCGGGTTATTTTCCTTTGTTCAGGTAGTAGTTAAGCTGCGCCGCGAATTCGGTTTTCCACTTGGCGTTTACGGCCGCGCGCAGGTTGGCCAGGAACTCGGCGCGGCCGAACTCGCGCGGCAGGCTCGGGCCGTGCACCGGGCGGATGGGGAGCCGCGCCTTGCCTTCGCGCACGAACACCGTGCGCCCCTGGTTGGCGATGAACGTGCCGCGGTAGATCTTGCGAACGCCCCAGGCGGCGGCGGACACGCCTTTTTTGGTCTGGCGCGCGCCGAAGCGGATCAGGTTCAGCGCTCTTCCGATGGCGCGCAGCCGGTACGTGAGGTTGCTGAAATTGGCGCGCAGCCGGGAAAGCGCGGCACGCACGTCTTTTTGCTTTAGGCCTGTGACGCGGGCCAGGTCGCGCACCGTGATGGTGTTGGCATGGTCGCCGGTGCGGTTGAGTGCCCTTGTTGCCGCCTTGTTCACGGCCTCGTTTTTGAGGTAGGCGAGCCGCCGGCGGGCGGCGGACACGTCGCCCTTGATGTCGATTTTGAGGTCAGCCACGCCGAACGGTGGTGGCGCTCAGACCCTTGGGTCCGGGCCGTGCCTCGAACTCCACGGCCTCGCCGTCCTTGAGTTCGCGGTAGCCTTTCATCTCGATGGCCGAGTGGTGCACGAATACGTCGCTCGTGCCGTCCGCCGGGGTGATGAACCCGTAGCCCTTCTTCACATCAAACCACTTGACCGTGCCTTTTTGCATTTGCCGTCCAATCGGGCCATGCTGGTGGGCCCTGAAACGAGGAGAAAACCCATGTTCACCGTGAGCAAACCGCTACGCTGGCTGCTGCAGGTACTGGTGCTGGTGTTCGTGCTGCTGGCCTTCTACAAGGCCTTGCACGCGCCGCTCGAGGCCGGCTTTTACGCGCTGCTGGCCGCGGGCCTCTGGTGGGCCAGCCGCCGGCACAGCGCCAGATAAAAAACCCGGCGCAGGAAATACGACGCCGGGGAACCGCGGCGGCCCAGGGTGAAACCGCCACAGGGAGGATGCGAAATAGGGGCCGCCCGCGGACCCATCCGGACTTTAGTGGTCGTGGGTGTTGATGGCGTTGGGCGGCTTTAAAAAAAACGGCCTGCGCGTTCCGCACCCATTGGGCCGGAGCCTGACCGCGTCTTCGTGCTCCGTTTAACGGATGTCCTCGGGCAGACTGATTGACGTTGCCGCCCTACTCGACCGGCCAAAACGAAAAAGCCCGGCGGTTTCCCGTCGGGCTTCAGTGGATAGTTCGTCCAGCTTGGCAAAAAGTGTACAGAATTATTACCGGCAGTCAAGAACAATCAGTCACAATCCAAGCGCCGCGCGATGACGGTGTGCGCCTCGCCCAGCAGCCGGGAGAAATAACCCTGGGAAATGCCGAGGCGGCAGGCTTTCATTTCCTGCGTGCCGGGGCGGGTATATTGCCACAGGATCACCGTGCGCTGGTCCTCGGTGAGGGCCATGCAGATGAGCCAGTCCACTTTCTGGCTGAGCGGGTCGTCGTCGAAGGTGCGGCGCGTGCCGCTGCCGCGGATGAGCGCCGGGTTGACCTTGGCCGGATTGGCATTGAGCTTGACCTTGCGCTGGCCTTCGCACGTGGGGCAGGTGACGCGCCGGCGCGCCACGCCCGGGGCCTGCACGTACACATAGCCCAGGCTCGCGCCGGTGACGGCATCCTTGCAGCGCGGGCAGTCGCGCCCCGGCATGCCATCCAGCACCTTGCCAAGCAGAGTTTGGCGCGGCAGCCCGGTGCCGCCGTCCTCGCGCCCGACGCGGTAGCGCGCCCAGCGCTCCATGATTTCCACGATGTGGATATAGCGGATGCGGGCGGCGGTGGTCATGGCTGCACCCCCAGCGCTTCGCAGCCCCGCTCATAGGCGGCCTTGATCTCGCTGAATTTCTCCTGGTCGCCGCCGCGGTCGGGGTGGTGTTTCGACCGCAGTTCGCGCCAGCGCAGGGTGAGCGCATCTGGTGTGATCATCCCGGCTTCCGGGAAGCCGAGCACCGAACGCCACGCCGCACCCGGCGCCGGCAGCGCCGTGAACCCGGTGAACGCCGCTTCCATCATGTCGCCGGTGCCCCAGCGGGCCACGCCGCGCAGCGCCTCGATGGTCTTGGCCACGGCCTGCATGTTGTCCTCGATGCGCCGCCAGCGGTCGCAGGCGAAGCACATCTGCCGTTTCTTGTAGTGGAAATACACGGCCACACCCGGGTCGTCCGGCGCGCGCTGGCTGGCCAGCGGCAGACCGTCGCGCCGCAGGGCGATGTTGGTGGACACCACCACGTTCGCCTCGCGGCGGTTATAGCGGCCGACCAGCATCTCGACCTGGTGCACCACGTCGTCGCGGGCACTGGTGAAGGTGGTTCGGAACCGGGCGTTTTCGCGCCGATGGCTGGCGGTGCGCGGCCGGCCTTCAGGCCAGGAGAGCGGATAGGCTTCGGTGGTCATTATTCCTCCTTTATTTTACTTTCAACGCCGGAATCAGTTGGTCATACACCCATTCGGCGCACACCATGCAGCTGTCACTCTTGATGGTTATGTTGATGGTGCGCGGCGGTTTCGG